GGCCATGCCGCAAACGGCACACATTTAGAAGGTTACGTTAGTGCCTACTACCACCAACTGGTGGAAGTATTTGGCGAACCAACATATTCGTCAGGCGGTGATAAAACCACGGTCGAGTGGATTATTGAATTCGAAGATGGTGAGGTTGCAACCATCTATGACTGGAAATGCTATGATACACCTATGGGTGAATATCGCTGGCATATCGGTGGTTTCAATAACTCGGTTGTTGAACGTATTCAATTTATCGTGTTTAAAAACCAAACAATGAGTGTGGCTTAATATGATGAACCCATCACCTGCTCATATTATCAATTCTTTGATTGAAGATGATATGGCAAAATTCACTAAAATGAAAAAAATCGATTTACTGAAAGTTGTACGTGAATTGCAAGTTAGTAATTACTACGAATTGACCGATTCTACCTTGCAGGACATTTATGATGACCGTTATAATGCAATAATTGAAGAACTTTGGAGATAATGAATGAATAACTTTGCACCGTATTTCACTAAAAACAAACCCACCAATAATTGGTGTGGTTACTCTACTGCTTTTTATACTGGTGTGCCTATGACGGCATTGGATGCGTTTCGCCAAACATTTCCAGGTCAGTTTAGAATTCGTTTCCGTGGTCCACGTAATACAGTTGCTGACCGTGGTCGTGGTAGTATGGCACGCCAATCAAGTTGCCTAAAACAAAATGCCGTGACATTTACCGCATACAGGTACTAAAATGAACTATACAATGCGAATTTACAAAACGGACAAACGCACCAAAAGCGGTGAACGAATCACCGGCACATATGCGTACCGTGACGTAGAACCAAAATGGATGGAGGAAGAGGTTCGTGAGCTTTCTCATAAACTGTATCCAGCATCAGAAGGTTTCAGAATTGAATATGATGAAACCTACAAAATGGTGAAAAACCTGATGACTGGCCAAATGGTGGAAATTGAAAAAGACACACCCGCCTGCTGTGATCCATCCACGGAAACGTACTGGTCAATGTAGTGTTGTATAAAAACAACAGACTGGCAAAATCTGCTTGACTTTTCCACCACCACCTGTATAATGGCTTCTTTTGATTGATTGGGAATATATTAATGATTGACGTAAAATTTGTAAATGGAAAATATGTTGCCGTTATCAACGGAAAGACCGTGAAACGCACCAAAAAAGAGCACATGGACTATGTGTTGAAAAAAGCAGGTTTAATTACCAAGGCGTCTGTGCAAGTGAAACAATCCAAATTCACAATCAACCAACGATTTGGTTTTTTGTCTGATATGGTTGCTATGCTCGCTAAAGGCGACCAACCATCCGTAGTTGTGACAGGACCTGGTGGTCTTGGCAAGTCCCACACCGTGACTGCTTCGCTGAATAAAGCAGGTCTCAAAGATATGTCCGTGTTGGACGAATTTGACGTTGGTTCTGGTGTGCCAAAAAATGCCTTTATTGTGATTAAAGGTTATTCTACACCCAAAGGTTTGTATCGTACATTGTACGAAAACCGTAATTCCACAATTGTGTTTGATGATTGTGATTCCGTTTTGAAAGATACCGTGTCCTTGAACCTGTTGAAAGGTGCCTTGGATTCTTATTCTCGCCGTATTATCTCATGGCGTGCAGATATGAAAGATGAAGATTTGCCACAATCGTTTGAATTCAAAGGTCGTGTGATTTTCATCTCTAACATGGATTCATCCACGCTCGACCAAGCGATTATCACCCGTTCATTGGCAGTTGACCTGTCCATGACACCAGAACAAAAAATTGAACGTATGAAGTTTCTGCTGACCGAACCAGAGTTTATGCCTGAGTTTGACAAGCAACACAAAACCGATGCGTTGAGCCTGATTTCAGAATTGGTTGATGAAGTCAAAGAATTGTCCTTGCGTACCTTGATTCAAGTTACCAAGATTCGTAAATCCAATCCCAATGGCGCTTGGAAGAATTTGGCAGAATATGCCATCTGTGGTTAATTTGTATGAAAGTTGATATGATTAATATTTTAGAAGATGCATTTTTGTATTCTGTTGCAACCTTGTATGTTTGCATAATGTCATTTGTTTTGGGTATGATTGTAGGATATTTTATATGAACAAAGTAATTCGTAAGGAGTTTGGTGTATGACAAATGCAGAGTTAAAACAAAAACTGGAACAGGCACAGGCGTTGCTTGCTGATGTATATCATTGGGCAGATATGCCGTTGTCCAATGGTTTGCAAATTTCGCCATTAAAAACCAATGCAGAGATTGCTTCTTTAATGAGTGCGGCTGATACCTGTATTTGGGAAGCATTAGATGAACTTGATTGTTTAGAAGGATACAAAGTATGAACAAAGAATATACAATTAAAGGTTTGACCAAACCACAGGTTACATTGCTTGATACAATGTGGGCTATTGATGGTTTTGCTGAATACATGGAATGGAAATCAAACCTTGATGCCAAAACCTTGCGTATGGTTGAAACATTTGAAGAATTGTTAATGTTGCAAGATATTGACGAAGTGGATGATTTGACAGAATCAAAAAATGTTATAAAAGGATTTTTACTAAAATGAGTTTTTCTATGCCTGAGGACAAAATTTACGTATGCCGTACAGATGACGGCCAATACTACCGATTTGGTGGTGAAGATTTGGAATGTGCGAAGCATAGTTTCGCTTTGCATTTTCCAAACAAGAAACTGGTTTCTGTTAGTTTGGTGGTTTGGGAAGATTTTGGAGATGAAGAATGAGCATCATTGTCATGGCTGTAATTATATTGATTGAATGGAAAATAAAAATATGAGCATTTCAGCATATAAAGAAATAACCGAATGGGAAGATTCGGATGGTATTTTGTGTAACCATACATATTTGTTTGATGGTAAATCAAATGCATTGGCATATGCCAAACAATCAAGCAATGATATCACCGTGTTCAAAAAGCCATTGCCTATCAATACCAGTCGCCGTAAGTTTATCAAAGTGGTACATCCAGGGCTAGAAGAAATTGCTCGTAATTTTGTGGTACAAGAAAAACCCAACAATTATCCTTTTTGGAAAGTCAAAAGTGACTCAGGAAAAGAATATATGGTAGAATTGATTGGTGGTAATTACCATTGCAATTGTAAAGGTTACCAATTCCGTGGTAAATGCAAGCACAGCGATTCTGTAAAAGCAGAACAAAAATAAGTGTTGTTTTTTTACAACATTACCAACAAAATGATTTTGTTGGTATCAACAAAATGGTTGCCAAATGCCGTGGAACCTGTATAATGGACGTTTTAATAGTGAGGAAACCGCAATGAAAGAATTGAAACAATACGTTGAAAACAAAAATCGTTGGAATTTAATTTTTAATAAACGTTGTTATGATTTGGCTATTGCCAATGACCGTCAGGCAATTGCCAATTCGCTTGATGCTGACCTGTCACCTGAGAATCTTACCTGTGACGGTGAATTGTCCCGTTCACAAGTGATTCAACGCAAACGTTTTTATGATAAAGCAGCAAAACAGTTGCTTACTCTCGATCCTTCTATCCAAATGTATGAATATTGCTAAAGGAAACACAATGAGCAGAATGTCTGAAATTCACATGGAAATCACCGAACGCCTTGCTGACGGTGATGCACCAGAAGATATTGTAACTTATTTGATGGTGGCATATGCCATCGATTCTGACACAGCGTGGCATTTTGTAAATGATTTGGTTGAATCAAATTACAATGACATAGGCGGAGAAACCGATGATGGTTGGGCTTTGCAAAGTGCAGGATTCGGAACTGATGAAGATTATGGTTTTTATGGAGATGAATAAATGTTGACTAAAGAAATTCGCAAAGGCGACCGCTTTGTATTGAACAATGGTTGGTACGCCACAATGAAAGACAATGGACGTGGTACAACACGTATTGCTGAAGTTGAAGGATTTTATACAGAAATCGGTTCTGTATATTCATATGATATTATAGCCGTGCGGACACCTACAGGTTGGGAAGCCGTGGTGCATACTGAAAAAGAATTGAAACTAAAATCTTTTGTGGATTCTGTACTATGACGATTTTGAAGAAACAATTAAATACTGGTAAAATGTCAATCGATTTGACAGGACCTGAAGGCAATGCCTTTTGTTTATTGGGTTATGCTAAAAAAATTTCGAGAGAATTAAACCTTGACGGCAATGCAATCATGGAAGAAATGAAACAAGGTGATTATGACCATTTGGTTGAAACGTTTGATAAACATTTTGGTGAATACGTAACATTGTATAGGTGGTAAAATGCGTACAAAAACAATTATTGATGGTTTTAAAAATTCACAAAAATTCCGTGTCATCTTCAAAGGTGATGGTTCGGAAAATGATATTGGTTTTTATATGACTATTCAGCAAATGACCGAACAGTTTGCTACTGTGACTGCTCGTGCCATATGTTGGGATGCTTTGATTAAATTGTCGCATATGCGTTACAATGCAAACAAGTTCAATTCACCTGTACCAACAGGTCTTGGTGGTACGATTCGTGGCAAACAAGTGCAAATTGATTTGATTTAAGGAGAAAATTATGGGTTTAGATATGTACGCTTGGCGTGTCAAGGCAGAAGATGCCATTGGTGATTTTGAAATTGCCAAAGATAGTGAAGGTCAATCTAAAATTGAAGAAATGTTTTACTGGCGTAAGCATCACGACCTCCATGGTTGGATGGAAAAACTGTATCGCAACAAAGGCGGCGCAAAAGAATCATTCAATTGTGTGCCTGTACGATTGACCACGGAAAATCTGGATGCATTACAATTCGATTTGTTGAATGATGCATTGCCTGAAACTCAAGGTTTTTTCTTTGGTAATAATCCACCTGACCTTGAAACGTTGGCTGAAGATTTGAAATTCATCCAAGCGGCACGGGATGCCATTAATGAAGGTGATGCTGTTTACTACGATTCATGGTGGTGATATGGGTAGATTCATTTTAGGTTTTGTTGGTTTTTTAATAGTCTATGGTTCTGTTGGAGCATTAGACTATGACCCAAACGCTGATGTTGTTTTACAATCAATATTTGCCTGCCTTGGACTTTTGATGATGTTTGTTTCAATTAAAGGATTAAAAAAGTGAAAGTTGTAATCAATCGTTGTTTTGGTGGTTTTGGTTTATCCAAGGCAGCCTTAGATGAATACAAAAGCCGTAAAGATATCAGAGATGAAAATTTTTGGTACTATGACATTCCTAGGGATTGTCCAGTTTTGGTTTCAATGTTTGAAGAACAAGGAACTGCAATCAACGGTAATTATGCCGATTTGAAAATTGTGGAAATACCTGATGATGTGAGTTGGTATATTGCGGAATACGATGGTATGGAGCACGTTGCTGAAAGACATAGAACGTGGCAATAATGTTGTTAATTGGCAACAATACCGCAAATAGTGCTTGCCATTTGCCACATATTGTGCGATAATATGTGTTCTGTTCGGTTATATTATGTGTTGTAATTTTTTGATGAAAGTGAAAGTATGAACAAAAATGCAAAAGCGTTTGTGGTTGCTTGTGAATCAATTTTTGGTTCTGATGCGGTTGTAAACCGAGACCAAATTAATAGGGTCGTTGAAGAATCTAGCGCACCATATCCATATTGGTTGGTGACAAAACAAGAGTATCGTGCCGACCGTGGCCATTACAAAGTTCCATCATCTGGTGAACGTATTCAAAAACGTGAAGTTGTAAAAGAACCTGAATTTGAGGTTGCATTGTCAGCACAAGTTCTTGCATTGCGTCAACCTAAATTGATTGACGAATCCGATTCTTCTATTCCAGAGAAATACCCCGATTATGTCCCTTTTGGATTCTTTAACGATTTGCAAAATATTATTAGGTCTAGTAATTTTTATCCTGTGTTTGTTACTGGCCTTTCTGGAAACGGGAAGACGCTCATGGTCGAGCAAGTTTGCGCTAAACTTAAGCGAGAATGTATTCGTGTCAACATTTCGATTGAGACTGATGAAAGTGATTTGTTGGGTGGTCCTACTCTTGTCAACGGCAACGTTGTTAATCGTGATGGACCTGTCCTGCAAGCTATGAAGCGTGGTGCAATTTTGTTGATTGACGAAGTTGACCGTGGTTCCAATAAACTAATGTGTTTGCAAGGTATCTTAGAAGGCAAACCATACTACAATAAAAAATCTGGTGAAATGGTACATCCTGCTCTAGGCTTTAACGTGATTGCTACTGCAAACACCAAAGGTCGTGGTTCAGATGAAGGCAAGTATTTGTCACAAATTCTTGATGATGCTTTCTTAGAGCGTTTTCCAATTACTGTTGAACAGGAATATCCTGATGCAAAAACAGAACGCAAAATTCTTGCACCATTGATTGATGATGCCAAATTTGTTGACAATCTGGTTCAATGGGCTGACGTTGTTCGCCGTTCATATGATGATGGTGCAACTGATGAAATTATCTCTACTCGCCGTCTTGTACACATTGCCAAAGCATACAAAATCTTTGGTGACAAGATGAAAGCAATTACGCTTTGTGTCAATCGTTTTGATGAAGAAACGAAAATGGCATTTTTAGATTTGTATTCTAAGGTAGACTCCACGGTGGAATCTCCAGCGAATACAAGTACCACTACCGCTGAAACGTCCACTAATGAAGTGCCGTTCTAAGATAGTGGTAAACAACCGAAGGATGGTTGCCAAACAGCCATTTTTCGTGTATAATAGCACCTGTAGCTTACATTATGTTCAATTTGAAAGGAAATAAAATGACTATTACTATTCGTAAAGGCAAACCTAACCGCCACGAAAAAATCACTCAAGTGATGCTCTCTGGCAAACCCGTAACACCTGAAGAAATTCAGGCTGTATTCAAAGGCACAGACCAAGAAGCAGTTCTGTATCGCCTATCAACCAACATCTACAACATTCGTAAAGATGGTGGTATTGTTAAGGTGATTAAGAATGGCCGTAAGGTTCAAGCATATCAATTGGTTAACTTTGACCAGTTCGATAAGAACGGCCGTTTTGTACAGAAGAAAGCACCTGTTGCCGCTAAACCTGTTGCAACACCTGCACCTGTTACTGAAACAAAAACTGAGGTAACAGTATAATGACAAAATACATCGCAAAGCCATCTTTGTTTAATAACAAAGACATGATGGAATTTGACGATGCGAAGTCTGCTATTGTTTACTTAAACTCTAAACTATCGGCAGTCGGGTCACACCCCGACTCCGATTATGTTTATATCGAACCTAAGGTTTCAAGTAAACACCTCAAACGTTCCATCGAAGAATATATGTGGATTGGTAAATTGATTGTTCAGGAGTAATCATGCAACTCATTATTGGTTTTGTTCTAGGTTTTTTTGTAGCAACAAGTGGTTTTGTTGGTGTTGCAACTTGGCTAGATAATGCAATCAACACCGCAAAAACTGTTTCAATTAAAGTTGATGAAGGTAGAAAATGAAAAACGTTAAACTTGCTGGCACTATCTTGGCATCTATTGTGATGGTTGGTTGTTCTTCAACACCAACCTATAAATTGTCCAATTACAAAGGACCTGAAGCAATGGAACGTAATGAAGTAGTGCAGGCTGCAAAGCAATGTGTGTACGCTAAATTGCGTCCAAATGTAGAATATCTGACTGCCAAAACCGATTCAGGTCGTGCTTTGGTACCTGTGAATGTGCATTGTGAACCTTACTAAGGTATATCATGGAATTATTTGACAATCTTGCCGCTATTGGCCTGACCCGCCAAGTGCTATCGATGCTGATAGTTGGCGGTTTCGCTGTTATTGCGGTTGGTATGTTTTGGCAACAAATTGTACTTGGTGCAGGAATCTTTTTTGCTGTATTTTGCCTAGTTGGTCCAATTAACGCAACTACTGATAATTCAAAAGCTTGGTCTGAACGGAAAATTGAAGAAATGGATGCGGCAAATAAGAAGGAATTCCTAAAAGATTGCACTCATTATGGTGACAGTTTGGTAAAATGTGAGGAAATTTGGAATGAGCGGGACCGCTAAAATGAACAAATTGGCCAATTTGGCAGTTTTGCCATTTTGGCCATTTTTCACATTCCGAAGCGAGTATTGGTCTAGTTGCCTGTGTGGTATGCCTGTGGCGACTCACCAGGATCGTCTGGAAGGCGCTCTGGTTGGTTGGTCTAATACAGACTAAGGTCAGGATCCGAGCGTCTCCTAGACTGTCCTATGTATGGATAGTTTTTGTCTATCATTGTAGACAATATCAATAGTTTTTGTCTATAATAAGATACATTTTTGGAAATTTTATGATTTTTGCAATTTTGAATATTTTGGCCGCAATTTGGTTGTGGGATGCTTCAGCCAGAGCGTTTGGGGTTAACTATGATAAAGTTGGTTGGATTTTAATCTTTGCTTCAGCATTTAATGCTGCGGTTGGTTTAGATTATTTTGTACCATGACATATCGGCAATATTATTGGAAAGAAATGAAAAGAACTTTTGTGTGCTTGCTTATATACACAAAAGGCTTTATACTCAATAGACGTATTTAAGGAGTAACAATGAAAGTTTATATTGGTAAATATACCAATTGGATTGGTCCTTATCAAATTGCAGAAAAGATTCTGTTTTGGATAGACAAAGATGATGACCGTGTACATAAGTTCGGTGAATTTCTTGCCCATGGTTTTCACAAAGAAACAGAAGAACAAAGCAAACGTTGGTTTAGAAATGACCGGCCAATTACTTTGTTATACAAAGTGTGCAATTGGATTCAATCAAAGAAAAAACAAAAAGTAAAAATTCATATCGATTATTGGGACACATGGAATATGGATAGTACATTGTCACCAATCATTTTGCCAATGTTAAAACAACTCAAAGCAACTAAACAGGGTTCAGCTCAGGTTGATCCTGAAGATGTGCCTGTAGAATTGCGTATTGAAGGACATAAAGATTGGTCAGAACAATTTGAATTTGAATTTGATGACCATGAACAATACAAAACCGATTCTTGGAATATTGTCCATCGCCGTTGGGATTGGGTGATGGATGAAATGATTTGGACATTTGAACAATTACAACCTGATTGTGATTGGGAAGAACAATACGCTTCTGGTGTTTTTGACCATTACCATGAGCCTTGCAAATGGGATGAAAATGGTAAACCAACATTGTATCAAATGATGGATGGTCCTAATCACACATATGAGATAGATTGGGAAGGTCGTAGCAAACACCAAGAACGTATCAATAATGGTTTACGTTTGTTTGGTAAATACTATCAAGGATTGTGGGATTAATTATGAATCAAGAAGAAGCATTCAAACGAATTGAGGCACTAGAAGAAGAAATGCGTATCCTCAAAATGAGGGTGGCTACTATGGTTGAAATTCAAGAACAACTAGATGAAGTTGATGACCGTACACGACAATTCAAAAAGTTTACACAAACTGGCCATCCAGATTTTGATTTAGGAAATTGATATGATGTGTTTTGTACATTACATTTCATCTGTACTACGATTAAAGGAATCGGAAAAAACCGTTGCTATGATGCGTGAAGAAAAGAATTCAGACAGAGGTGTACCTGATATGGTATTGGCACAAAGAGATTTCATTCAAAATGAAATGGAATATTTCAAGGATGAATGTATCAAATTTACCTTTGTGTCTGTTGCCTTATGCATAAGTATTATGTTAACATTGGTCTTATTTTACTGGAGATAAAATGGAAAATATCAAAAAATGGTTCGTTGACCATTACAAAAAAATCATAGCAATTGTTGTTATTGTTTTTGGTATTCATTATCTTTTTTTTAAAGATATGTACTTGTCACAATCAGAATTGAAAGGTGGCATACAAAATCATTTGGTATGGTCAATCAAAGGAGAATGTTTCTTTGTGAAACCTAGTATTGTGTTAGTTAATCAGAACGTTGTTCTTGTACGTGTAGAGGATTGTGATAAGAAATGAAACCCAATAAAGATTTTCGCCTAAGTAAAACCACTAAGCGTATGCTTTCTATGATTACGGATGATAAATCCAGAAATCAATATAAGAGAATGATGATTGATGCAGAAATCTCTGAAAGATCCGCACGCTCAGCTAAACTGAATTTAAAACATAATCAAGGAGATGAATGATGGCATTATTTGTTGAAGTGGACTCAGTTGAAAAAAACTGTAAAGTAATTATTAATTTGGATGAAGTAATGGAAATAGCACCGCTGTTAGCGGGTGGTTGTGACTTGTTCTTCTCTGATTCAGCCGCAGTTGGTGGCAAACGTGCAATGAAAGTAACTGATAGTTACGAACTATTCAAACAATTTGCAATGACTACCGTATCAAGTGATGATATTGCAAAACGTTTTCCTACAAAAAAAGGAAATAAATTGAGTGACCTCGATGTGGAGATTCCAAAATTATGAGCAAATTTACATTCACCTGTGTAGATGACGAACCTTCTGCATGGGGTCAAAGATTTAAATCTACGACCACCAAAGAATTTGAAGCAGTTACATTGGATCAAATTCTACCCGAATTTGAGACCTTCTTGCGTGGATGTGGATTTGAGTTTGATGGACACTTAGATTGGTATACACCAGATGAACCATCCAAATTAGATTTAGAAAAAGAAATGAAAAATCAATTTAAGGATGACAATACGGCACCTTTATTTCATCACCCTGTTTGAGAATAAAAATGTGGCGTCTTTGGGCAAAAGCTCTTGGTGAAAAAGTTGGTAATAATGACAAAGAGGCAAACACAATAGCTTGTATTCGTACAGCTATTGTGTTATCATACATTATAACCAACTGCTTTATTGTGGCAGGTGTAATCAGACATTGGAATTAAAATGAATATTTTCTATCTACATAATGATCCAAAAACCTGTGCTGAAATGCACGTTGATAAACACGTTTGCAAAATGGTAATTGAATATGCTCAGTTGTTATCAACAGCTCATCGTGTTCTTGATGGTGAGATGTATATCGATAAAACAATTAATAATCGTAAAATTAAACGATGGCGATTATTTGATGAACGTGAATTGAGATTGATGAAACCCACAATGATGAATCATCCTTCTGCTATTTGGGTTCGTCAAAGTGACAAACATTATTTGTGGCTATATAATATGTGGTGTGAATTACTAAAAGAATTCACCTATCGTTATGGTAAAACACACGCAACAGCAAGATTGATACCAGATTTGGCCAAAGTACCAGATAAATGTCCTGTTGGTGATTTTGTTGGCCCAACTCCTGCGATGCCTGATGATTGTAAAGTTCCTGGTAATTCATTGCAATCATATCATAATTATTATGTGATGAAGAAAGAACATTTATGGTCTTGGAAAGGCAAGATAAATAGTAGAAAAGAACCGGAATGGTTTGTACAGGCAATCCTTAAATTAGCAGCTTAAAGGAAAATTATGGTTACTCTTGTGAAACATGAATGGCATCAAGTTGATTCGCAATTTGCATACGAACTTGATATTGATACATTGGCTGAAATCTATCCCGATATGAAGAAACGGGAACTCAAACAGTTAATGAAACAGATTGAAAGTGGTGAAGCTGACGTTGAAGAAATTATCAACGAAGCATGGAATAATGATATTGAAATTGAATGGGAACGCCAATACGATGATTGGTGGACTGACCGCAAAGGTGGTTATGAAGTTACTTATGAATTAGGTGATGAAGATAGTTGGCACCACACACCTCCTCCACCAGAACCTACACACAAATGTACCAAGTGTAAATGGACCGGCCAATCATATGACGCTGATTGGAAATGGGAAGATGAAAATGGTAATCGATATGAAGAATCTAAAAAGATTTGTCCTATGTGTGAATCTGATACCGAATTGACGGAACAAGGTCTTAAAGAAGAAGCAGACCGTGCAAAATGGGATGCTGAGTGGGCAACTGAAAGTGATGAAAAAGGAGAAGAATGATGGCAGTATGGTCAATTAAACCAACATGGAAAAAATCTTTGATTGAACGGATGTACTTTCGTAAAGGTGACAATCGTTTCATCGTTGAAACTGGTTGGCGTTGGGGTGAATTTACCTGCATTACCGAAGATAATAATCCACCAGAAATCGAAGCCGGTGCTAATCTTTGGGACTGTGGTTATGACGTTGAAATGATTGAGATGAATGATGGTTGTTGGGAAGAACACGACTTTGATGATTGCGATGAAGAAACCCGTGAGTGGTTAGAAAACTTCTTAGAAGAAAATTCATGGATGGATTTAGAAGAAGAAGGTTGGGACCAATATGAATCTGAATGTATTATTGATTGTGACCCTGAAATTGAAAAGATTGAAGATTAATGAAATATACTTTTCTAAATAAAGATACCAATGAAGTTGAAGAACATACAATGAGGCTATCTGAATTGGATGATTTTAAAACAAACAATCCACATTTAGAACGTCACTTTGCGCCAGATTCTATGCCAATTTTTAGTGATGGTTCACGTATGTCTACTCCTGGTATTGGTCAACCAGTTAAAGCATTTGAACAAGGTGTCATTGAACGTATGAAAGCCACGATTCCTGGTAACACACTATCCAAAACACACAAGACGAAACTCCCAAGAGAATGGTAATCATGTCATCAACTCAAATCCCTTATCTTTTATTGAAAAAGGATCGAAATGATAAAGTTAAACCTGTAGAAAAGGTTCATAAAATTCCTGCACTTCAACGTCAACAAGGGAGATTTTATGAGCAAAAAGAAAATCATGACAAAACAACAGCGGCTCTATTACGCAGCAAGTGATAAAAGGATAGTTAAAGAAGAAATCATAGAGTACTATAAACACACAAAAGAATCGGAATGTAAAGTTCCGATTTTTCTACTTTATCGAAAAGAACTACAATAATAAATGGCATTACCACTAGAATCAGGCAACTCAATAACGATGTTACAAATCGCTAATGAATTTAGCGATCCACCACCATATTCTCTAAATGAATTCTATAGAGGTGGTGCGAGGGTGCCTGCCTCAGCGAACACAAATATACCAACAGATGGCTCAATCTCAATGAGAAGTTTTTATGGTGCTGCAGCTGGACCTGGTGCTACCCGTGTTACTTTGAATTTGAATATTAATTACGATACACTATGGTATAACGTTGAACAATATGCAACATCAACAGTAGGTTATATACAAGGTCTTACCGATATAAATGTTACTGTTGCACCTGAAGTTAGAGTTGGTTCTACTATTGGAATTCCTACAAGCCCAACACCAACCAATCCAGGTATATTTGCACCAGGAAGTTCATCACCATCTTTACCTGCAGCTGGATACCCAATTGGTAACATTCCAGGTGTATTTGGAGCAATGATGGTGCCTGTTAACATTTCAAATCCAGTAGGACTTGGAGCAGGAAATAAAGTTACTATTAACAACAATGGTCACATTGTGGGATATGGTGGCGGTGGTGGTCTTGGTGGACCTCAGGCTCCTGCTCCTCCAGGTGGTTCTGGTGGTACTGCACTATATCTTTCTGGACCAATAACTTTAAATTTAGGACCAGGTAGTATATTGGGTGGTGGCGGTGGTGGCGGAGGCGCAGGCGGTACCCTTAATTATGTTATTCCACGTCCTCCTAAATCAGGTGGCCCAATAGCAACGTACCAAAGTGGTGGTACTGGTGGCCAAGGTGCGGGTATTATTGGTGTACCTACATTAACAGGAAATCCTCAAAATCCTTTTAATTTTGCTACTGCTTTTGGACCTTCTTCTTGGCCAACAAATCCTGCTGCGTTCACTCCCTCCCCCTTTATGCCATTAGGAACATCAGCATATCAAGCAGGTGCCGGTAGTACCTTTTTTACTCCTGTTGGCCCTACTGGAGCTGGTGGACCTGGTGGTACTCTTGGTAGTGCAGGTACAGCTGGTACTCCATCTTCATATCCGGGTGGTCCTGGTGGTGCGGCTGGACTAGCAATTAGTGGAACTAGTTTTGTAGACAATTATCCATCAATTTCTCCTTTGATTGGCACAGTTATCGTGGGCCCAACTATAGCGGGTTCACGATTCTTAGACATAACTGCAACAGGTGCAACAAGCGTTACTACTACAGGCAATTATAAAACTGCTGTGTTCAATGGCACAGGAAATTTTACAGTTAATGCTGTTGGTTGGGATCTCACAGAAGGTCAAAACATATGGGTAATTATGGTTGGTGGTGGAGGTTCAGGTGGATCTGCGTTTGCTGGCCAGCAAAGTGGCGGCGGCGGTGGCGCAGGCGGATTTATAAATTCTAACACAACAATATCAAGCGTTGGAACATATACAATTACAGTAGGTGGTGCTTCGAGTCCTACCAACATAACTCCTTCAACAGGGTTGGGCACAGCATTAAATGCTCCGGGTGGCGGCAGCGGCGGTAATGCTGGAAACCAAGGTTCAAGTGGAGGATCAAGTGGTGGTAATTCAGGTTATCTTCCATTCACAGTATCAGGTGCTACTGGTAGTCCAGGCATATATGGTGTTGCGGGTCTTTATGGATATCCTGGTGCTCAAGGTACTGGAGACGGATCTACTTATTATCTTGGAGGTGGTGGCGGTGGTGCTGGCGGTTCAGGTCAATTTAGTCCACCTGTAAGTCCTAAAACTGTACAAGGACCCTCAGGAGGAGGTTTTGGACTAAAACATTCTATCACAGGTTCAGAAGTATATTATGCAATTGGTGGTAGTGCAGGTAGTATTGATGGTAATCAACAGGCTCCACCCGCAGGTCCAACAGGTGGTGGCGTAGGAGCCAGAAGTCCATTTTTAGAGTCAGCAACCGATGGCGCAGTAAATACCGGTTCAGGTGGCGGTGCTGGTGCTGGTACTGGTGGATCTTATTCAAATGGCGCATTTGGTGGTTCAGGTGTATTCATTATGAGATGGAGATTTCAATAATGGCACATTTCGCAGAAATAGATGAGAAGTTTGTTGTACTCAGAACTGTTGTTGTTGATAATCGTGTGATTACTGATGATAACGGCGTAGAACAAGAAAGTATAGGCGTTGAATACTGTAGAAAACTTTTGGGTGGAATATGGATTCAAACTAGTTACAATGAAAAATTTAGAAAAAATTTTGCACTTCCAGGATCTGTATATGATGCTGGCCGTGATGCATTTATACCACCGATGCCGCCATATGGTGATTGGATTTTTGATGAAGAATCCTGCAAGTGGTTACTTGCACCTAGATAAATAATATATCAATTAAAAAGACGAATAAAAATGCCTTTACCTTTACCAGGAAATACAATTTCATTTTTGGACTTAGCGACAGAGTTCTTAGATAGTCCAGATTATCAAATCAGCGACTACTATCGTGGTGGTTCATTGGTTACTAATATAGCAAATAATGTTAACGTACCTTTGGTTGCTATAGCTAATACCGACCCCTACTCTACTGCTAATACAGTTTGGAATTACACTCAATGGGCAACATCAAATGTTTGGAATGTCAGCAGTCAGATGTATACTACTGGATCAAATGTTGAAAAAGGAAATGCAATTGATTTAGGTAATTTTTATGGAGCTACAAGAACGGGTAGTGTTAGGCCATTATTATATTTGACTTTAAATGTTAGTGGAACCAATAATTCAATTGCTCCAGCAAATACTGTTCAGGCCCCTGACGTTTTTCTTAGTGTTGATTTATGGAATATTGCAAATTCCAATGCACAATTTGTGAATGGTAATACTGATATTGTTTTGTTGAACTATGGTATAATTTCAAGTAATATAATACTTAATTATACTAATTGGCCACAACACACAATGAATACAAATCTTGGTTCTTCAAGTACAGATCCTTATCGATTCGCATCGCCAACTAAATCTAACACATATGGATTGGTTATTCCTGGTAATTTTTTACCTGGAACAAAAATTACTATCATTAATCGTGGCTATATTTCAGGTAGTGGAGGTGGAGGTGGAATAGGTACCTATAATACGTTTAGTCCAAATACCGACATTAGTTATGCTAGTGGTTTTCCAGGTACTGGAGCAATATGGGTTGATCCTGCTTTTGCAACTGTACCTTATAGTAATAGTAGGGTATCTATCATAAATCAAGGTATAATTGGCGGTGGAGGTGGTGGTGCAGGTAGCACTTATGGATATTCAGGTGCTACTCCTGGACCACCAAAAAGCGGTCCTATTCCTTATGCTGTACCTGGATATCCTGGTGGTAACGGCGCAGGAATAAATAATTCATACACTAATCCTACAGACAACTTTAATGGTGCTTATTCTGCCCAAATTGTTTATGTTGGCGCTGTTCCACCTACTGGCCGCAATGGTGGAGCGTTAGCACAAGCAGCTCCATTTACTTATGGTACCTACTCTTCCGGTGGAAATGCACCAGGTGGTGCTGCAGGAAATGCAATCAATGGAATGGCCGGAGTTAGATTTATTAATAATGGTGGTGTAGTATACGGAAATACATTTCCAAGTAATTAAAGAGGAATAATATGCAAGAAATAATTATGAAAATTAAAGGTTATGATGAGAGAAATCATTCTTTGATTGTATCTTGGTGTTCTGATACAACAAAATCACAGAATCCGGATGACTATCAGGCTTTAGCTTTGCAACCATTAGATATGTGGCCAGACGCAGATAATCAATTATTACTCAAAAGAATTGCTGAAATGGGAATACATCATGTTCAATCTATAGAGCGCAAAGAAAATATCAGTCAACAAGATGATAGGATTGAATATTTAAAGTCGTTGGTTGACCAGGAGTTTAGAGTGAGTGTGTCTGATATGATAAATGAAATCAATACTTGGCAAAACACAAATTCTTCTAATAACTTAGTTCATACGGTTTAAATATGAAACAAACTAAACACACCTATTGTCATGCTTTTGGTTATGTGATTAGTAAATCACTATATGAACCAGATGATGAAATTGTTAACGAAAAGTGTAATTTTTTTGAAGAAAATATTTATTATATTACAGGACCTTTTGTTAGAGATAAATTACATTACGGCGATAAAGACAACTGCATCATTTGGTTAAACGTTAGTGGACATATGCAAGTTAAAAATGTTGAAACTGGTGAAATACAAGACCGTTTTGCGGGTGCTAGCAACTTAATAACAACAGAAGAAGTTGGTACATATATTGGCGGATGTATTGAACCCGCAATTGTATTCAGTATATGGCCAGAAAACAATTTTAACAACAGTCCAGTAATACCAGACTTAGAATATTTCAAATTAGAAAAAGGTGCCACATATAACGCAAAGATTGGCACAAAATTATTCCTTGCAGAAGGAACAATACAGATTGATAATAATGATCCAGTATCCTCAACCAGACAAATCAGAGTTCAATCTGGTGACAAAGTATTTACTGCAATAAGTGACTGTTATGGATTCATATTCAAATGATTTTTGTACCAAGTTAAATCTAAAACTTGATACCACGGGTATAAATTTAGATATCGAAAATCTTCCTTTTCATAATGAATTTTATCGACCACAAAAATACGCAATGAAAATGTTGCGTGACAAATCAAATCATTTCACAACAAATAAAACATACCAATTACTAGACGAAGATAAAAAGAAAATCATTGCACAACTACCACAATCATTATTGGCACTCGAAACGCCAGATGATATTGGTATTATGAGTATGATTTTACCTGAGAGTGATGATGTAGTTTACTTACCACCACATATAGATAAAGTTAGATTGGCCGCAATCAACTTCTACTTAGAAACAAGTGGTGGTGAAACATTATACTATGACTACATAGATGGTGAACTAACAGAAAAATTTAAGTTTGTGGCAAACAATCATGATATTTGGTTGCTAGATGTTGACAAACCACACTCGGTTAAGATACAATATCCTTATGTTAGGAAAGTTTTGACTATATCATTTAAAAAATTAAAATATGGAGAAGTCTTGAATCATGTCTGCGGAAATATTTAAAAAGCATGGCGCCCTAGAGGTTGCCGATATGATACCAATTGAGTTCTGCCATTTCTTTACTCACGTATTAATGCACGCTGGTGATATTCTTAGATATAAAAATATGCGAACCGGTGATGAACAGATTCCAAATGCTGCATCTAAGTTAGAACATGAACCCATGTTTGAAACATTACAGGAAAGATTATGGCCTGTCATTGAAAATTTAACAGGCCTTCAACTGTATCCAACATACACATACGCCAGACTGTATACCAATGGTGATGTGTTAGAAAAACATTCTGATAGACCATCATGTGAAATTAGTGTTACATTACAATTAGGTCGTTCACATCATTATGCATGGCCAATTTATATGGGTGGAAAAAGATTTGACTTGGCTGAAGGTTCTGCTGTAATCTACAGAGGTTATGACATAGAACATTGGAGAGATAAATGTGATGGTCCACCAGACTATTACTCTGGTCAAGTATTTCTACACTATGTAGATAGAAACGGTCCTTTTACTGAATATGCAGGAGATGGTAAACATAGACCTGGATATATTAGAACATATCATCCATACAGAACATACGCAATGGAATCTAAATGATAGTTATATTAGATGATGTGTTGAATGATGAGGGTGTAAAGATTATTCGTCAAATATTTGAAAATGAAAAATTCAGAAAGAATAACTGGTTAGATACTACACTTGACCACGCACAACAAATAAATTCTCCAATTGCTAGTCTTATACAAATTGCTTCAAAGTTTTTTGATATATCATCTATGGTTGGCTGTGAAATATGGGCACACTATGGCACCAGACCTGAATGGCATCACGATAAAGATGAATTGGCAAGTAAAAACGGCGAACTAAAATTTCCTTTGTGTGGTATTGTTTATTATCCATTGATTGAGAATTTAGTGGGTGGTAGATTGTTAACTGGTTCAGAACAAATTGTACCCAAAACAAACAGAATGGTATTGTTCAGTCCAGGAATACTACATACTGTTGAACCATACGAAGGCAATAGAATGTCTGTTGCTATTAATCCTTGGAATTATATATTGAGTGAATACAAATAATGCAATATCCTATACCCCCACGAAATAATTTTGGTCAAGATATCTCAGCATTTTGGGAAGGCTTTTTAACAGACGATGAAATTAATTGGATTCTAGCCAGACAAGAATGGATTAATAATGAACGTGCTGGTGTTGGAGGTCAAACTGGTATGCCAGCTATTAATGATAATATTAGACGAAGTGATGTTGGTTGGTTAAACATTACACCAGAAACCGAATGGCTTTGGGAAAAAATAACTCACGTTGTTGCTGAAATGAATCGAAGATTTTTTAGATTTGACTTAACTGGTTGTTATGAACCTATGCAGTTAGGCATCTATAAACATACTGACGAAGGACATTACAACTGGCATACAGATGCTGGTATGGGTGATGCAGCTGCACCAAGAAAATTATCAATGTCTATTTTATTATCTGACCCATCTGAATTTGAAGGTGGTGAATTTCAGATGAAAACATTCAGCGATGATCCAATCACACTTGAAAATAAAAAAGGTCGTGCTTGGTTTTTCCCATCTTATTGTTTACATAGAGTAGCACCGGTTACTAAGGGCGTTAGACGTTCATTGGTGTTATGGGTTGGAGGCCCACCATTTAAATGACATTCGTTTATTGCCCACCAAAAGAGATACCAAATCTCACCTCAGAAACTTTTCCAGACGGCAAACGTTATTACGTTTTACCTGATGGTTCAAAAGTACCATCTATCACCACAGTACTGTCTGCAATGAAACGTGAATCCATTATGAAGTGGAGAAAAAGTGTTGGTGAAGAAAAAGCCAATGCCATTTCACGTAAAGCATCTGGTCGTGGTACAAATGTGCATACTTTATGTGAAAGATACTTGAATAATGATGCACTAGGTGATATAATGCCTGATGCAAAAGAAATGTTCTTGGCAATCAAACCATTATTGAATCGTATCAATAACATCCATTACCAAGAACAATCATTGTGGTCGACACAACTTGGCCTTGCTGGTCGTGTTGATTGTATTGCTGAGTTTGATGGTGTATTGTCTGTAATCGATTTTAAGACTTCACGTAAGATTAAAAAGAGAGACAATATTTTAGATTATTTTTGGCAAGAAACTGCGTATGCTCTGATGTATGAAGAAATTGTTGGAAATCCAATTGACCAAATTGTAACAATTATGGCAGTTGAAGATGAGCAACCATTGTTGTTTATTGAACACACAGAGGATCATATTGAAGGTTTAGTTAAAGCGATTGAGTTTTATAAAAATGATAGAAAATACAGTTGATAGAGGAAAGAAAATAAAAGTCTTTGACAATCTTTTTGATATGTTAACAAGACAACGTTTCTTTAATTATGTAAACAATTCGATGTATAGAATAGGTTGGGCTGACGGAGATATTCCTGAGAAACAACATCATACCTACTTACATTCAATCTATACACCAGATGATTTGAAGAATATGGGACTACTTGAAGCTTTTGAGAAGTCGCCATTGTTGAAAGAAGTAGAAGGTTTAAGATTGTGTAAAGCAAATGTAAATTTGTCTACACCACTTGATGTACATTTTGTACATTCACATCCACATAAAAAAGCAGTTTTGTTTTATTTGAATTTGGAATGGCATGATGGTTGGTATGGTGAAACAATGTTTTATGATGAACAACAAAAGAACGTTTTGTTCACATCACCATATGTACCTGGTAGAGTAATTGTATTTGATTCGTCTGTACCACATACATTAAGGCCACAATCAATCATTGGTGCAAAACACAGATTCACATTAGCATTATTTTTTGAATAAATAATTTTATGGTTGTATGAAGTAAAGAGAAAAGTGTTCTGGACGGGGGTGCGAATCCCCCCATCTCCACCATAAGGATTTTTATGTTTGATGAATGGCATTGGGTTTATCTATGGGGCATATTAATTTGGATAAATTATATATTCTGTCTCATAAAAAGTCTTTATGATGGGGATGACTAGTTTCGACAGGGCAAAGAGTAACAGAGTGGACAAGTCGACACAGAGAGTCGTAAAAAGTAAATAAAGTAAACGCAAACGATGAAAAGTTCGCATTAGCAGCTTAAAGGCCGCTTAGGGTTTCGGTTGGTTTCCTCGTAACAGAATAACCAACCATTATAAATAAACCACCAACACACACATTTAGTTGGTATACACACAAACACACAAGGAGAAAACTATGTCAATGACACCATTTGAAATACGCCTAGAATTACTAAAGATGGCGAAAGATATGCTCACAGATGACTACTTTGGTCAACGTGAAATGATATCTAATAACTGGCAAACCGAAATCGAAAACGCTCGATTAAAAGGTGAAACACCACCTAAACATCCAGGTTTCCCAGAGTTCCCAAGCGAATCAAAAATTATTGAGAAAGCAGCAGCCCTCAATGGATTCGTTTCTCAAACCACTCCAACACCAGAAGTGAAAACTAAAAAAGTATCGTAATTGGAGAAAAGGGGAACCTATGGTTCCCCGTATCAAAGAGGAGAACTAATGTTCAATCTAAAAACTTATAGAGATTTTTCTATTTTGTTGTTACTTACTGTAATGACTTCTTTTATTCTAACAACAAATACAAATTCTTACACCATACAAAAAAATGTCAGTATCGATTTCAATCGGCAAGTTGAGTGTATGGCAAAAAATATTTACTATGAAGCTGCGATGGAACCTTATGAGGGTAAACTAGCAGTAGCACAAGTTACAATGAACCGAGTCAATCATCCAGATTATCCAAAAGATGTTTGTGATGTTGTATATCAAAAAACAGGACACACTTGCCAATTTTCATGGACTTGTATGAATGTACCAGAAATTAAATCTAGGTATAATTGGGAAGAAAGTATACTTGTTGCGAAAAAAGCCTTGACAGAACCGTTTGTACATGATAGAATAGCAGAAACAAATTCACTATTTTATCATGCAACTTATGTCAATCCACAATGGAAGAAAAAAGTGGTCATGGTAATCGGTAACCACATATTCTACAAGAGATACGATAAAAGTTAATTATGCCAACTAAAGATGAAATTAAAGAATTTAGCCTGATGGTAGAAGAAATAGCCAAACAAAACAAAACAAGTTTTATGGACGCTATCTGCCATCATTGCAAAGAAACTGGTTTAGAAATTGAAGTGGCAGCATCACTCATTTCGGCATCTCTGAAATCGAAAATCAGAGATGAAGCCTATGACAACAATATGCTGAAGAAAACATCCCGCTTGCCTATTTAATTGGATTTTTTGTTATGAGTGACAACACAGGCTTTGCGAGTTATGCACTCTACACGGCCATTCGTTTGCATTTTACTTCCAAGAGTTATGATTTTTTCAAATACAATGGAAAAACAAATGTAACGAAGGACAATTTTGCCAACCGCAAAGACAAATATTCTTTCTATAAACTATCACGGAAATATTCCATCCATGAAATGAGAGACTTTTTTGTTGCCAATTTCTTGGAAAAAGATTGGAATTGGATTGGGGAATTATTGGGTCCTGAGGGTGAAGAAAACTACAAAAAGTGGCAAAAAAGAAACCAGAGCTTGACATACCTCTTTAAAGATGATATAATATCTATGTGTGAACAAGGCAACTTAGATGGTCTATTGAAAGTTGAAAATGGTAATTTACCAGCTTTACTGTATGGTTGGATGCGTAATGATGTATCTACCGAAACAGTAGTCATACTGGATGATATACTAAATTTCTCAGAGATGTGGAACAAGAAAATCACCGATGACATTGTTTGGCCACAATACAGAATGAAGTTGGAAAAATACAAACCTTTTCTTCAATATGACCGAGTTGCATTTCGAAAAACCCTTAAAGATTTAATTAAAGATTATGCAGAAACCTAAAATCTCACAAATCTATTTGGACATGGATGGTGTGATAGCAGACTTTACAAAACGATACAAAGAATTGTATCTTATGGAACCAAAACAGGCAGAAAAGAATAAAGAGTTTGATAAATTTTTTAATCAATTCATTGCCACGGGTCAATTTGCAACGTTAGATTTAATGCCTGATGCTATGCTTGGTATTGAATATCTACGTAACGCACCAGTACCAACACAAATTCTTTCTTCAACTGCCAGTCCAGAAAGAAATGATGCTATTGCTAAACAGAAACTGATTTGGCTACACACGCATGGCATCACCTTTAATCCCATCCTTGTACCAGGAAAACGTCACAAGTACAAATGGGCAACACCAGATTCAATAATCATTGATGATACCGAAAGTGTTATCAATGATTGGCGAAAAGCAGGCGGCATCGGCATACTTCACAAGAACTGGGTAACAACTCTGGCAATCTTGAAGATGTATGTTTGACAACGCCTAAATAAATGTATATAATGTATACTGTGAAAACAATCCGTTTATATACCGTTCATACTCCGTTAATACGAAAGGAAATACTATGACCTCATTTGCAAATCTCAAACGCCAATCCGGCAATCTCGACAAACTCTCCAAAGCAATCGAAGCACTCAGCTCCAACGAAGGTTCGGAGAAACAGGATAATTTCTGGCGACCAGAAGTAGACAAAGCTGGCAACGGCATGGCTACAATCCGTTTTCTTCCCGCACCCGCTGTTGATGGTGATGAAGCCCTACCTTGGGTTAAAATCTTCTCACACGGTTTTCAAGGACCTGGTGGCTGGTTGATTGACAATTGTTTGACAACCAAGAATAACCAATGTCCTGTTTGTGAACACAATTCTACTTTGTGGAATTCTGGTATCGAAGCAAACAAAGAAATTGTTCGTAAACAAAAGCGCAAGCTGAACTACATTGCTAACGTCTATATCGTTTCGGATCCTAAACATCCAGAAAACGAAGGACAAGTTAAGTTGTTCAAGTTTGGTGCCAAAATTTTCGAAAAGATTACTGGTGCAATGAACCCTGCTTTTGAAGATGAAACACCTATCAATCCATTTGATATGTGGAAAGGTGCAAACTTTAAGTTGAAGATTACTAAAGTTGCAGGTTATCAAAATTATGATAAATCAGAATTCGCATCGCCTTCAGCTTTGCTTGATGATGATGAAGCACTTGAAAAGATTTGGAAATCTGAATACTCTCTACAAGAAATGATTGGAGAGAAAGAATTCAAATCATATGATGACTTGAAGAAACGCCTAGATAAAGTCCTAGGACTTAATGGTGAAGTGCCTGTTGCAAAAACAACAGTCGAACAGATGAAAGAAGAAAAGAAAGTTGCACCTAAGAAAATGGTGGAACCAGATATTTCTGAATCAGATGATGACATGGCATACTTTGCCAAACTAGCTGAAGAAGAATAATCAGCACCGATGGCCGGATAACACCGGCCATTTTTATTAATTGTTTGGAGTATTCGATTGGCTAAACCTGTTGTAGCATTATTTTTACATCAGCCTAAATGTTCAATTCAATCCGGCAATGGAATAATCTATGCGTTGCAGGATAATTTCAATTTTAAAATATTCACCAAACAGAATGTAGAATCTGGTTTCTTTAACGATGTTGATATCGTTGCTTTTCCAGGTGGTATTGGTGATGCAAATAGTTGGGATCATTTACTTAAACCCAATCTAGAACCAATCAAAGAATATATTGACAATGGCGGCCGATACTTAGGAATTTGTATGGGTGCATATTGGGCAGGTAATGATTACTTTAATTTCCTCAAAGATGTTGA